ATTTAGTTGGAGCGAGGAATATTATTTTTCATGAATCTTTGGCTTCTTTCAGTTGTAAGATACCTTTTGTAAGTGAACATGACTACCAGAGGCGTTTACAAGATTGTTTAGAAGGTTTGAATAAGATTAAAATGAATGAATGTAAGAATGTTAAGAAAGACTTGCAATTTTATTCAGTTATTCAAAGTAAGATTCAAATGTTAAAGAATATTCAAGGTATAATTGCATCGCATTATAAAGCTAGTTGTGTAAAAGAGAAGCCTTTCGCAATTTTAATTGCTGGTCCTTCTGGCATTGGAAAATCTTGGATTAGCACGTATTTGTATAAGGCTGTATGCACGCAAAATAACATTGTATGTACCGATAAACATGTTGTTACTCTTAATGACACAGATCAATTTGATTCCGAATATTTTCCACATCATACTGTAGTTTTGATGGATGATGTGGCAAATGCAAAGGCTGAAACTTATAAGACTACTACCCCAGTACAGAAGATAATAAAGATCATCAATAATGTACCTGTAGCGTGCTTAAAACCTGCTGTTGAGGATAAAGGAGCGATTTTTTATAATCCTAAAGTTGTAATTGCCACTACAAATAAGAAAGACTTGATGTCCGGATTGTTTTCTAATGAACCTGTATCTATTATGCGGAGATTTGATGTCATTTTAGATGTTAGATTGAAAGTCGGTAGTGCTGATGCCGACACCGGGTTATTAGATTCTTCTATATTTGAATGTGAAAACGGTTTACCCGATGGATGGGCCATTGATGTACAGAGGATACTTCCTAAAAGATCTATTAAACGTGGAGAAGCAGATTCTTATGAATTTAAAACCGTCATACACAGTGCTAATATGTTTGATTGTGTGGAGTATTGTAAGAAACTTTCTATTAAACATTTTGAACGAGAAAAGTTATTAGTTGAAAATTCTAAGTATTTAGTAAACCACGAAATGTGCTGTCATGGACATATGGCAAGATATTGTATTCCATGTACCCAAACAAGGAAGGAGCAGGAAGATTTATTAAAAGATCCCGATCTAGAGATAATAGATGAAAAGGGTACAGTTGAGTTTACATATAGAACACCAACCGTTATTGATACTCGAAACGTGGCTAAGGATTTACAGTCAACTGATATTGAGGAACAATATGAATTAGTTGACGAAAATACTATTCATTGTACGTCAGTTACGGGTGAAATTAGGGTTATCAAATTGCGTAATACTTTTGAAACGCATGAAGATACATCTATACATCTTGATAAGTTGAATGCTTGTTTTTCTTCTTATGTCTCTCCTCGTAAAGTTTCTATTCCGCTTAAAGCAGAAGTTGGAAGTGTCGTGCCTGATTGTTCTAGTGAAGATGAAGATGACGTGTTTTACGATTGTCAAGAACTTGAATGTCGTCGGTCTCATTTGATACCACCTTTTAGCTTATTGGATTACTTACCATCTTTTGTTTTTGGGACTATCGAACCGGAAGATTTTGTACCTGCTAAAGCCGATCCAGATTATAAAGAGCTTTTGGATGATACTATTCAGGATCTTGAGAAAAATGACTTGCGTTTGGGTGATTTTATTGATATGATTTCTCGTGGTAAAGATGAGTATATTAATGAAACTGAATTTATGCGTAAGTTGAATATTCGAGTGAAAAAAGCAGGTTTAGATAAATACGGACTTGATTTAGAGAATGACACTATTCGTAATTTTGATGAGGATGAGGCCGGTCGTCGTGAACAAGTTTTGAAGAGACAACCATTAAGTTGGTATTTTTGGAACTGGCAAGATGAACAGAGACGTACTTTTCAAGATAATTTTTGGAGTGATGTCAATTTTTCACTTTCCAAATACTTTTTATACCGGGCTGATATTACGTTGAAGATCTTCTTGACTACTATTGGTGTTAGCATGGTTACATGGGAATTAATTTGTATCATTATGGGAAGAGTTGGTTTATTAGCTTCAGTCCCTATTGAAAACTTGATGCAAAAGTTAGAGAGTCAATATGCCACACCTGAAGGGGAAATTCCTACACCATGTGCTTCCGAAGTTGTTAATTTTAAAGTTTTACCGAAAATTAACTTAGAACCATCCTCCCGTTCTTCAACTACTACATTTGCAGATTTCCGCTCGTTAATGGAAAAGCATCTTGGTTTCTTTTCTTATGTTCATTTAGATGAGAATGACAAACAGATTACTTCTTTCTGTAATGCATATCCATTGCGTAACGATGCTTGGCTAATGCCGGCTCACGCCTTCTTAGGAAAACGTGTTATTTCTTATACCTTGGAGACCATGAGTAGAAAAGTGGTAAATCGTAGTGCATCTAATATATTCAATGAAAAGGATGTTCACCTGATGCTTGATTACGATGCAGCTATAGTGCGTATAAAGGATTTTGGATCTGTATATGAGGGTGTCCAGTTTTTACCAGAAAGTCATCCGTCCAAAGTATCTCATGCATGGAAATTTACTAAACGTTTTGTAGAGGGCGATGTGAGTTGGCACGAGTCAGTTATTAAGACTGGAGTTTTTCGTCAGGTTTCTACTGGTATGCAAACATATCCTGGTTATTATTATGATGCAAATCCCATTTCTATTAA